GTACGGCTCCGAGGCGAAGGGCCACGTGACGGCGCAGCTCGTCAAGTCCGGACTGCGGGCCGCGAAGAAGGCCAACGAGGTGATCGGGATCGAGCCGACCATCATCAACATCCGAGTTGCCGGGCCGAACGCCGGGCACACGGTCTACGACGACGAGGGGAACCGATTCCCGCTCCGCCAGATTCCGGTCGGTGCCGCGCTGGGCGATGAGGTCGTGCTCTACATCGCGCCCGGCTCCGAAATCGAGCCGGAGGTGCTCTACGACGAAATCCTCCTGCTGAGGGACCACGGTCACTCGGTGGAGAACCTGTTCGTGTCGCCCGAGGCCACGCTCATCGAGCCGAAGCACAAGCAGGACGAGGCGGACGCGACCCTGGTCGCACGCGCCGGGTCGACCGGCAAGGGCATCGGAGCAGCGCGAGCTGACCGCCTGATGCGCAAGGCCAAGCGCGTGATCGACGACCCGGATGTGGTCGAGCGACTCACGGCCGTGGGTGTGGCACTCGCCGCACCGGAGGACCTGTACTCCCACGACGACTTCGCGGACGCCTACCAGCACATCATCGTGGAGGGCACCCAGGGCTACGGCCTCGGACTGCACGCCGGACACTACCCGCAGTGCACCAGCTCGGACACGACCGCCGACGCCTTCCTGACCATGGCCGGACTCCAGCCGTGGCGTGCATCCGTGATCCAGTTCGATGTCTACGCGGTGGCGCGGGTCTACCCGATCCGAGTCGCCGGGAACTCCGGCCCGCTCGCCGGGGAGACGACCTGGGAGGACCTGGGCCTGCCCGAAGAGCGCACGACCGTGACGCAGCTCGTCCGGCGCGTGGGCGAGTGGGACACCAACCTGGTGCGCCGCGCAGTCCAGGCCAACGGTGGGGCCGGTGTGGTCCACGTGGTCGTGACCATGCTCGACCAGAAGTTCCCCGGGATCGCCGGGTTCAACGGCGACTCGAACGTGGCCGACTTCGACCCCGAGGTCGTGCAGGAGGCCGAGGCCTGGCTCCGGTCGGTCGAGGATGCAGTCGGCACGGACGTGGCCGGATTCACGACCTCGCCCACCGACATCGCCTGGGTCGTCGGCGGATCGGTCGAGGCCCAGCACACCGACCAGCAGGTCGGCACGGACCCGGAGGTGATCTGATGACGGAGCAGCGACTGCCGCTGTACCACCGTCCCGCAGGCCCTCCGCGCCTCACGGACGAACCGGAGAAGCCGCGCGGGCGCTTCGACTGGTCCGAGGGCCGCGTGGTTCCCGGAGGGCCGTCCGTGGTCGTCTCGCCCGATGGAGAGCGCGACCTGGTGCGGGAGGCGCAGCTTTCGGCTGCTGCCGACGACGGGTACCAGGAGCTGCTGGCACGACAGAAGGCCGACACCGTGGCCCAGGTCATGTCCGGCGACTACGGCCCCACGGCGGGCCAGGCCGTGCCGGTGAACGAGGACCTGCACGACTGGTGGATGACCAAGGCCGCGCAGGAAATCATGCCCCTGACCGCCAAGATGCAGGAGTACGGCGGTAAGGGTCGCGCCCAGGACCTGATCGACATCGGCCGTAAGCTGGTCGAGGCCGGGGTCAAGCCGGGTCCGCTGCTCGGGTCCGGCAACACGCAGGAGGGGTACCTGGCCGAGCTGGGTATCTACTTCTACATCCAGGGCAAGATGGGGCGATGGGCCGCAGCAGTGGCGGAAGGTCGCCCCGTGTCCGACGACACGATCCACGACATCGGTATCTACGTGCGGATGGTTCAGCGCATCCGCGAGACAGGAGGGTGGCCCGAATGAGCGGCGACACGAACTACGCACGAGTCAAGGACACAAAGCTCGGGCAGGAGCTGACCATCCGGGCAGTCGCCCTGGGTAACGGCCTGATCGCTATTCCCAAGTACGGCCCGAACCAGTCCGCGACGGACTACCCCAAGGGCACCCAGAAGATCACGCTGGACGAACAGGTCCAGGTCCGGGTGACCAACGAGCTGACGCCCCTCCAGGCGCGGGCACTCGATGGGCTGTTCGGAGGCGACGATGAGTAACGGGTCCGAGCACCTCCCCGAGTACGACAAGGAGAAGCCCAATGTATAACTACGAGGGAGAAGCCGAGGACCAGGCGATGCAGGCCGCAGAGCCGGAGTCGGTAGTCAAGGCCGACCGCAAGGCCGAGGTTGCCGAGCGCAACCGGGTCGACGCGGAGCGGTGGCGGGCAATCGAATGGATGGTCAAGGACGCGCGGTTCTACCTGCCCATCTACATCGAGCAGGGCCGGACCCGCGACCAGGCGCTGGCCGAAGGAATCCTCCGAGTCTATGCACCCCTGGTGGATGTCGTCGGCGCTGAGGTCCACCCGGACGAGTGCGGCGCACACACCTGGTCGCGTAAGACCTGGAAGGACTCGTTCAAGAACGGGCGCGGGGTGGTCCAGTGGATCAACCTGCTGGCGCTCCGAGTGCGGAGGGCCGCGAACCGTGACTAGGCCCGAAGTGATCCGAGTCCAGCACCTGGACACGCTGCTGGGCGACCCGCAGACCCCGGTGCGCGCCCACGATGACGACGCCGGGTGGGACCTGCACGTGAGCGAGACGACCATCATTGACCCGCACTCGTTCACCGACATCCCCACCGGGATCGCGATGGAGCTTCCGTCGTGGTCCTGGGGGATGCTCACCGGCCGCAGCTCGACCTTGCGGAAGCGAGGACTCCTGGTGCACACCGGGATCATCGACGCCGGGTACCGAGGCGAGCTGTTCATCGGGGTCTGGAACCTCACCAACGAGGAAGTGCGGGTGGACGCGGGCGACCGCATCGGCCAGCTCATCATCCTCGACAACGCAACGGCCCGCACCGTCATGCGGAAGATCAACGACGACGAAGCACTCGGCGCACACGCCCGAGGCACGAAGGGATTTGGTAGCAGTGGAAAGTAAGACCCTGGATTACGCGGCACTGGAGCAGCAGGCGACCAAGCCGCTGACCTCGGAGCAGATGCGGAAGGCACGCCGGAAGGCCAAGCGCTCGGTGGCGGGGACGCAGTACAAGGTAACCAAGCCCAACCCCAAGATGGTGTTCGACAACCTCGACGACGCCAAGCTCGAAAAGGGCATGGAGGTGTCGCTCCGGCGCGAGCTGATCTGGCGCTCGGTGGAGGGTGGCGCTTACGCCAAGGAGACGGCCAAGGCAGCACGCCGGGCCAAGAGCAAGCGGGCACGCCAGGCGCGCCGCGCGGGAAGGTACAACCGATGAGCAACCAGTGGACGCGCCGCTTCGATGAGCTGGAGCCGGGCGACACCATCGAGCTGTTCCACCAGCACGTGGTCGTGGTCGCCGTGCTCGGTCGGCCCGGAGTCGACGGCTGGTGGGAGGTCGCGGTCAACCCTGACCCGACCAACCCCCGGTTCACCGACTCGACCATCTGCTGGCCCTCGAACAAGTTCGTTCAGGCCTACGACATCCAGCCGATCCAGAAGGGTCACCCCACCGAGCCGTGCGTGCTCCCCGCGAGGCACTCGCCCGCAGGAGGGCCGTACTCGGGCCTGCCGGTGTTCATCCGCAAGGAGCCGGGTGACATCGTGCAGCAGGAGTCGATCCACTAGGCGCTGACAGCACATACGGGTGACCCCCGGCCGCTTGCAAGTCGGTCGGGGGTCGCCTTGTGTCCGGGCACCGGGGGTCACTCGCTGAAAACGACCCACTCGCCGGTCATGTCCTTCTTGGTGTTGCGGAGGATCGCGGTGCCCTCGTCGGTCACGACATCGATCGCCGGGTAGAACCAGCGGCCGACCTTGACGTCCTGGCGCTCGGCGGCGCGGATGACCTCGATGGTCAGGCCGTTGCCGTCCTCGTACGTGGCCGGGTAGCCCTCGCCCGTGTGGGCGTCGGTGTCCGGGGTGTCCTCGACGGCGCTGGTGCCCTCGTCCGTGAGCAGGGTGTCCTTGGCGGGCTTGTCGTTGCGGTGGTTCCAGCGCTCGACCGCGTTCGCGAGCTTGATCTGGAGGGCCTCGGAGCGGAGCTGCTTCTGCGCGGCGCGGAGGTCGGTCACGCGGATCGCCTTGCGGCCGTTCTCCTTGCAGTCGTCCTTGAGGGTGCCGAGCAGGAGGCTGACGTGCTTCGCGTCGTAGCCCGGCTTGTACTTGCCGTTCTCCGAGAAGAGGTCCTTCGTGTCGGGGAAGAGGATGTCGCTCATTTTATTTCTCCTTGATGTCCGAGTCGGGCGTTTCCCGACCTCGTAATACTATTTAACCATAAGCTTGACTCCGGCGCAAGTATTGAGCGAACAAGAACCGGTCGAGTTTTCAGCGGTGCATCTACGCGTTACCCGTGCTAAAATGAGGTGACCGCCGACCGGGTGTCGGCAGTGCCGGGCGCACGAAGGGATCAAAGAGTTGGCCAACCCGTGGACAGATGCAGAGACAGCCGAGCTGAGGCGACTGCATGCCGAGGGTCTGCCCGCTAACCAGATTCGCAAGCGGATGAACCGCGCGCTCTCCACGATCAGCACCAAGGCCAAGCAGCTAGGGTTGAGCTTCGACCGGTCCCAGATGGAGCAGGCTATCCAGGCCAGCATCTTCGACCGGCGCGCAGCTCGGGCCAAGATCATCGAGGGTCTGTACCAGCGCGCGCAGTTCAACCTTGACCGCCTGAACGCTGACGAGTTCCAGACCCTCGTCAAGTCCGGCCCGGGCGAAGAGTCTGAGGATGTGCTGGACTTCGTGCCGACCATGGACGAGAAGAACCTGACCTCGGCACTGGGTATCGCCCTCACCAGCGCCGCCAAGCTCGAAGCTATCGACGACGACGGCGGTATGACCGAGGCCAAGGGCCTGCTGGGTACCATCATCGGAGCGATCAACATTGTGGCCGAGGGCCAGCCCCGAATGAACCCGACCTATCAGGAGCCTGCCGATGCCGACGACCCGACCGAAGCCGACGACACGTTCTAAGGCGAGGCCCCTCCCCACTCGGAGGCGGCAACCCGCACATCAGGACCCCCGCATCCTGGAGGCGACCTCCGACTCCCTGAGCATGAAGCAGATCGTCTCCATCGCTGAGGCGTTCGAACCCAACGCATTCGGCCAGGTGCCCAAGGTCTGTATCTGGGACGGCGCGGTTAGGTCCGGCAAGACCATCGGCTCCCTCATCGCCTGGGTGACGTTCGTGATCGGGGCACCGCGAGGCGGCGAGCTGGTGGTCGTCGGCCGGACCAGGGAGTCCATCGGCCGTAACGTGTTCGGCCCGCTCACCGACCCCGAGATTATGGGGCCGTTGGCGTCCCGCATCTCCTACACCTCGGGCGCGCCCACGGCGACGATCTTCGGTCGGAAGGTCCACGTGCTCGGCGCGTCGGATGTCCGGTCTGAGATGGTGCTCCGAGGACTGACCGTGGCCGGGGCATACGTCGATGAGGCGACCCTGGTAGCGGAGCCGTTCTGGATTCAGCTCTTGGCCCGACTCTCGGTCAAGGGCGCGCGCCTGTTCGCGACCACCAACCCGGACGGCCCGGCCCACTTCCTGAATAAGTCCGTCATCATGCGGATCAACGAGCTGGGGTATAAGCGCTTCCACTTCAAGCTCGAAGATAACGAGTTCTTGATGCGGACGAACCCCGAGTACGTCGACCAGCTCAAGCGCGAATACTCCGGGCTGTGGTACCTCCGGTTCATCGACGGACTGTGGGTCCAGGCCGAGGGTGCGATCTACGACATGTGGGACGCCAAGCTGATGACGGTCAAGCCGGGGCAGATTCCCAAGATCGACCGCGTGCTGATGGTCGGCCTGGACTTCGGAACCAACCACCCGACCCGAGCCTACGCAATCGGAATAGGCAAACACTGGGACGAGTCCGGCAAGGACGTGCTCTACACCCTGGCCGAGTTCGCACCCCGCACCGGCCTGACTATCGGCGTCCAGTCGCGTGAGTTCCAGGACTGGCTGGCGCAGGTGACCAAGAAGTGGGGCGCACCGGACTGGGTGGCCGTGGACCCTGCCGCCGCTCACTTCCGGGTGCAGCTCTTCCAGGACGGCGTGACCAACGTCATGGGCGCGCATAACGCCGTGGTCCCCGGCATCCTGACCTGTGCGGCACTGCTGGCAACCGGCCAGATGTTCATCAGCACCGACTGTGAGAACCTGATCGACATGCTGCCCGGGTACATGTGGGACCCGAAGGCGACGGCCCGAGGGGAGACAGCCCCGGTCAAGGAGAAGGACGACGAGGCCGACGCCTGGCGCTACGCGGTGTACTCGTCCCGCAGGTTCTGGAAGGACCGCATCCAGGTGACCCCGGCTCGGGATGACGCACCCGGCGCAGGTGACGACCTCGACCTTGCAGCGTGACCATGCTAAAATAGCCCACAGCAAACGACTGTTGGAGGACTAGTGGCTGGACTGCCCGCACCCAAATCGCCGTGGCCCCCGGAGGACGACCAGCCCCGGTACCGGGCCATGAAGGAAGCGTCCGTGTGGTACGCGGGCGACCCCGACACCATCGCGTCCTTCTACGGCGGGGGCGGCAAGTCGGTGACCACGCTCAAGTCTGCAGAGGGTGGCGGGGTCATCAAGGAAATCACCCGTGGAGTGCGCGACACCTTCTGGGGTCGAGGCACGCCGGAGGGTGAGGCCACCAAGCGACTGCACATCGACATCGCTCGGGACATCGCCACGATCAGCTCCGAGCTGCTGCACGCCGACGCCCCCTCGATCATCGTGGAGGGTGACCGCGAGCTGGCCGATGGACAGCAGCAGGGCGAAGAGCCGCGCGGACCGTTCATCCAGGCCGTGCGCGAGGTCCAGGACCGGCTCGACTACCTGCTCGACCGCATCGGCTGGGAGGCGCTCCTGCTGGCAGCGGCCGAAACCCAGAGTCCCCTCGGTTCGGTGGCGCTTCGCCTGGGCTGGGACGACTCGGTGGCGGACTTCCCGTTCGTGACCCGGATCGACGGCGACGCCTACGTCCCCGAGTACACCTGGGGCATGTTGACGGCGGTCACGTTCTGGCGCGTCGTCGGCAAGAAGGATTCCACGCTCTGGTACCACCTGGAGCGGCACGAGAAGGGCGCGATCTGGCACGCGCTCTACAAGGGCACCCACGAGCGTCTGAACGAGCGACTGCGCCTGGAGGACCACCCGGCGACGGCCGCACTCATCAGCGACAAGATGGTGCGAGACGAGCTGGGCGACCGGGTGCTGACCCCGGCCAACGTCATGACCGCGCAGGCGATCCCCAACCTGCTGCCCGACCCGATGAATCGAAGCTCCAACACGGGCCGGTCCGACTACAGCCCGGCGATGTACCAGCTCTTCGACGCGCTGGACGAAATCTACACCTCGCTGATGCGGGACATCGACCTAGCCAAGGGCCGACTGATCGTGGCCGACTATATGCTCGACACGCAGGAGGCCGGGCAGGGCGCGACGTTCGACAAGGACCGGGCGATCTTCTCCCCGCTCAAGATGCAGCCCTCGGAGGACGGCGAGCAGCCGATCACCCTGGTGCAGTTCGCGATCCGGGTCGAAGAGCACATCCGAGCGGCCGAGCACATCGCCTCGAAGATCGTCAAGCAGGCCGGGTACAACCCGCAGACCATGGGTGACACTGCCGAGGGTGAGGCCGCGATGACCGCCACCGAGGTGAACTCCCGCTCGTCCCGCTCGAACCTGACCCGCGACAAGAAGATCAGGTACTGGGCGAACCGGCTGGAGGACCTGATCTGGGCGCTGCTCCAGATCGACAAGGAGCTGTTCGGCCAGTCGTACTCGCTGGAGAACGTCCGGGTTCGAGTTCGCTACCCCGACTCGGTGCAGCCGGACATGCTCGTCCTGGCGCAGACCGTCGCCGCGATGAAGCAGGCCGAGGCCGCATCGATCAAGGTGCGTGTCGAGACGCTGCACCCCGACTGGGACGAAGGCCAGGTCGAGGCCGAGGTGGAGCAGCTCCAGAAGGAGTCCACCGTGGTCGACCCCACGACCTTCGGACTGGGCGGACGTCCGGCACCGACCGTGGACACGGCGAGCAACACGCCCGGGGCTGCACCGGCCGGACCGGATACTGGTGTTGAGGGCATCTAATGGCCTTCTCCCCTATCGACGCTGACCCGGCCGCAGTCCGTATCGCGCAGTATTACGCCGACGCCGAAATCGCGATCATCCGCAAGATGGTCTTGATGCTGGCGCAAGGTATCGACTCGCCGGACTGGGACCGGGAGCAGCTCGCCGCGCTCCAGCGCCTCCGAGACATGGCAGTGCGCGAGTTGGGCGGGACCGATGCCGCAGCCGCGATCTTCCAGGAGGTCGAGAACGCGTACCAGGGCGGAGTGGCGTCTGCACTCAAGGACATGGCCCCGGCGCTGGACCCGTCCGACGCGCTCCTGTCCGAGGCGGGCAAAGCGCAGGTGGCGAACCTGGCCGGAGCCGCAGTCGGGACCATCGAGTCAGCTAAGCCGATGCTCCTGCGCGCGGTGGCGGACGTGTTCCGGGAGGTGGTGGCGGACGTCACCGCCCAGACCATCCTCGGGACGATCACCCGCAAGCAGGCGTACCAGATCGCCGCCAACCGATTCCTGGGTCAGGGCCTCCCGACGTTCAAGGACAGCAGGGGCCGGAATTGGCGTATCCAGGACTACGCGCGCATGGCTGTGCGGACCGCCACAGCCAAGACCGCGATCCAGGCGCACCTGGACACGGCCGAGGCCAACGGATTCGACCTGGTGATGATCACGGCCGGACCCCGCCACTGCAAGGTGTGCGACGGCTGGACCGGCAAGGTGCTGCACCGGGACTCCGGGCCGGAGGGCACGTACGTGGTCGAGTCCCTCGTGACCGGCCGACCGGTCCAGGTCAAGGTCGAGGGCAGTCTGGCCGACGCAAGGCGCGCGGGCTGGGGACACCCGAACTGCCGGTGCAACATCCGCGTGTTCATCCCTGGTGCAACGAAGGTCGAGGCGCGGCCCCCGTGGGACCAGGCGGCATACGAGGCACAGCAGCGCCAGCGCGCCCTGGAGAACCAGGTCCGCATGGCCAAGCTCAAGCAGGCAGTGGCGGTTACGCCCGAGGCCGAGGCCCGCGCGAAGGGTCAGCTCAAGGATGCGTTCGCTCGCCTCAACCAGCACATGCAGGACCACGACTACCTCAAGAGGCAGCGTCAGCGCGAGCAGGTCTAGTACTTGACTTAAAGTCAAAGTTGTGTTAGAATGCGCGCTTCGTGGTAAAATCGAGGCAACCCGGTGGAGCCGGTAACCCAAGATTCGAGTTGGAGACTCACCACGATGGAAACTCAGACCATGAGCAAGAACCCCGCCGCGACCCTGGTCGACGCTGACGGCATGGCCGTTGTCGGCCGCACCCGTCACGACCTGATGGGCATCCGCTACGAGGGCGGCGAGGGCGGCAACGGAGGCGACGGCGGTGCAGGCGCGGGCGCTGGTGCCGGGACCGGCTCCGAGGGCGCGGGAAGTGGCACGGAGGGCGCGGGAGCGGGCACCGGGACCGAGGGCGCACCGGGCGCTGGCGAGGGCGAGCAGAACCAGCCCACGGACGGCGACATCTGGGACGACCCGGCGAAGGCTAAGGCCGAAATCGAGCGCCTCCGCCGCGAGCGTGGCGACGAGCGCATCCAGGCCAAGAAGGACGCCGCCGACGAGGCCCGCAAGGAGCTGTTGAAGGAGTTCACGAAGCTCATCGACCCGAGCGCGGCCGACGCGGACACCCCCACGGTCGAGACGCTGACCGCGACCCTCGCCCAGAAGGACGAGGCGATCCGCGACGCGCAGTTCGAGCTGGCCGTGTTCAAGTACGCGGCCGAGAACAAGCTCGACGCCGGGAAGATCACCAACTCGCGGTCGTTCTTCAACGCGACCAAGGACCTGAACCCCTCTGAGGACGGGTTCGCAGACAAGCTCACCGCCGCAGTCAATGCGGAGGTTACCAAGGACTCGTCGCTCCGGCTGGGTGCCGGACGATCGGGAGCTGAAACACACGGCGGGGCCGGTGACCAGCAGAACACCATCACTCAGGAGCAGTTCGACGCGATGTCGGTGGAGGAACTCACGAACCTCTACCGCACCAACAAGCCGGAATACGACCGGCTGTCGGCCTCCTAACAACCAACGATCCGAAAGGAAACAACAGTGACAACCACTGCTGCGGACCTGATCCAGCCGGAGGTCTGGGGTCCCGCCGTCATGAAGACCGTACTCGGGAAGAGCGTGCTCGCGCCCTTCATCGAGACCTCGAACGAGCTGGAGGGCAACCCCGGCGACGAGGTGCACTTCCCGAAGTTCGGCTACATCGGTGACGCCGAGGACATCGCGGAGGACGAGGACATCACGCTCTCCGACCTCTCGATGACCGACAGCGTCGCGCGCATCAAGGAGATCGCGAAGGGTGGTGAGATCACCGACCGTGCCGTCCTGACGAGCATCGGCCGTCCTCTCGACCAGCTCCGTAACCAGCTCGGCATCTCCATCGGTCGCAAGATGGACACCGACATCCGGAAGGCCGCGGAAGAGGTCACCGCCGCGACCGCCGACTACGAGGCCAGCTCGCCGCTGCTCGTGCCCGCCGCCGACTCCAAGCTCACCTGGAGCCGGGTCACGGACGGCATCGCCCTCCTGGGCGACGAGTGGGACCCGGCCGCGTTCGCCGCGTTCGTGATCCACTCGAAGCAGCACGTCGACCTGCTCAACGACCCGAACTTCGTCGGCATCGACAAGTTCGGCTCGGACAGCGTGATCCTCCGGGGTCAGGTCGGCCGGATCGCCACGGTGCCGGTCATCGTGTCGGACCGCGCGACGGTCACCGACAACGCGGGCACGCCGAACTACAACGCGCTGCTCCTCAAGCAGGGCGCGATCAGCCTGCTGTACAAGCGCCGCCCGCTGGTCGAGTCGGACCGCGACATCCTCGGTCGCAAGACCATCGTCACCGTCACGGCCCACTACGCGCTCAAGCGCGTGGACGACCGTGGCGTCGTGGTCATCCCCACCAAGTAACGGAGGCAAGGCGATATGGGTATCACATCCATCCGTCGCCGCAAGCGCCGCGCGGCGGAGGCACTCTCACAGGGTGCCTCCGCTGAGGTGCAGGCGGAGGACGCAGGCGGCGAAACCGACGAAGAGCGCGAGGCCCGCGAAGCGGCCGAGCGTGACGCGGCGGAGGCTGCACGGCACGCGGCTGAGGAAGCCGCCAAGCAGTCCACCGAGGCGCAGGACGAGGCCAAGACCTCGAACCCTGACCTCACTGCCGAGGACCTGGCGAAGCTGGCGCAGGACGCCGAGCTGAACCGGAACTCGTCCAAGTCCGACTGGGCGGCTCTGGCCGTCAAGGTCCACGAGGGCGGTCACAACCTGCCCTTCAACCCGGAGGAAGCGCGCCGCGACGACATCGCGGACTTCTTCCTCGGGTCCAAGTAACAAGCTCGTGAGCGGGGTGTCAACGATGGTAAACACGGCCGATCGGGGACAGCTCCCGTCGAAGGCTGCTAGTCAGTGCGGTTCCGTGGTGGGTAACACTGGGTCGGCCGTTGACCCGATTCTGACCGCACGCGCAGACCTGCACCCCGCTCACTACTCCCTCTCCCACCGGCTCCGGCACAACCTCGGGCTGTGCCACAAGGCCTCCCTCGGTTACCACTGCAAGGGGTACGAAGAATGCTGATCTACGCAACCAAGCTCGAACTCGCGCGCTGGCTCAATGGGCCGGACGCCACCGAGGACCAGGCTCCGGCCAACGCCGACGCGCTCCTGCGCTCGGCCTCGATTCTTATCCGGAAGGCCACCCGACGCGCGATGTACCGCGTCAGCTCGGACGGCCTCCCGCAGGACGCAACGAAGCGTCAGGCCTTCAACGAGGCCGCACTCGCCCAGGCGGGCACCCTGTCCAAGCTCGGACTGGACCCCTCGGCGGGCGGAGTGGCCTCCCTGAAAGCTGCAGTAGCGTCGAAGGGTATGGGGAGCCTGTCGGTTTCCTACGTTCAGGGAGATGCCACGGAAGCCGCACGGCAGGCCCTCGCGTCCGGCGAGGTGCTCACCTTCGAGGCGTACGAGCTGCTCTCCGAGGCGGGGCTGGTTTCCTCCGCCGTGGGTGGCGGATACGGCATCACCAACGTGATCACCTCGGACGCGGCCTACATCAACGGCCAGACCGTCGACGGAGGGCTGATCCCGTGAGCCTCATCGCCTGGTTCATTCTGGCTTTCGGAGTCTGGGTCGCCACCGCTACCTTCCTCGCCCTGGTCATCGGCAAGATCGCCCACGAGGGTGACATCCGCGAGGGGATCGTGACCCGCGATGAGTGACGAGTTCCGCGAGCTGTACGGCGAGTGGTTCACCTCGGTTGAGGTCCAGACCTACGCCCACTCCACGCCCAAGGGGGCCGCATACCAGGACGCACGCGAGTGCGACGAGGTGTACCTCGAAGAGGACACCACCTTGGTGGTCGACACCAATGGCGCGGAGCTGAACGCGAACCACCGGCTGTTCGTCCCGGCGAACCGCATCGAGTGGTTCACGCCGGAGTCGCTGGTCCTGGTCAACGACAGGTGGGGCCGCGTGCTCCAGGTGTCGAAGCTCATCACCGTGGGCTTCCCCGCGCATGGGGTGGTGTACGTCAAGTGAGCGGCATGAGCTGGAAGATGAACATCAAGACCGACCAGGCCAAGAACGCGATGAAGTCCGGCCGTGCGCGTGGACTCACTGCGGCGGCGGAGCACGTGCTCGGCGTCGTCCAGCCCACGGTCCCCCACGAGGACGGCGACCTGGAGCGAACCGGGGTAGCGTCGGTGGACGCTGAGGCCGGGCGCGCTGCTGTCAGCTTCAAGGACGCGGACTACGGGGGCCAGGCCAAGGACCAGGAGCAGAACGAGACGTACCGCCACGACCCCGGCCGGAAGGCGCACTTCCTCCGCGACGGGTTCAGGAGTGAGCGGGCTACGGTTGCTGCTATCATTGGCCGTGAGGTCAAGACCAGCTTCGGAGGTAAGTAATGCAGTGGCTCATGGACGGGTTCCGCGACTCGGTGGCGGAGTACATCTCCCAGAACACTGAACCCTTCTCCGGTATCGGCGTGTACTGGGACACCCACGGTTACGCCGACGATGCGCCCGGCTTCGGACTGGTCATCGACCAGTTCATGCAGCAGGACATCAAGCAGATCAAGCTCCGAGCGTACGTACTCGACAACGACACTTCCGGTGGCGAGACGACGATCAATATCGAGTTCCACATCCGAGCGGGGAGCAACCCCGACGAGCTGTCGCGCGTGGCTGACGGCCTGTTCGAGTTGTTCCACGACATGTGGTCTGTTACAATCGGAGACACCAAAGTCGTGAAGGCAAGATGGTCCTCGGAGTCGAATCTGGGGCCGGACGGGAGCGGTCGGGTATCGCAACTGGTAACCTACTCCTTCACGGTGCACCGACCGTCGCGCAACAGGACCTAGGAAAGGACTAATCATGGCAGGCGCAACCACCAAGGTGCCCCTCGGGGCATCCACCACCAACCGCAAGTGGTACCTCGACATCGACACCAGCGAGGACGGCACTCCGACCTGGATCGGCGTGTTCGGCATCCAGGAGTTCAAGGACGCTCTGGAGGGTTCCCTCCAGGACGACTCGGACTTCGACGGCGAGGGCTGGCAGTCCCAGACCACGACCGCCAACGCGTGGTCCATCGAGACGAAGGTCAAGCGCGCGGTCACGGCCGCGCTCGCCACGGCCTACGACCCGGGCCAGGAGGTGCTCCGACTGGCTGCGGCCGAGACGGGCATCGCCAACCGCGTGCACGTGCGCTGGTACGAGATGGAGCCGGGCGGACCCCGGGTCGAGTCGTACGAGGGCTACGCCACCGTGTCGTGGTCGCCGGACGGCGGTGACATGACCGCGCTGTCCACGGTGACCGTCACCCTGACCGGCCAGGGCAAGCGCATCCCGGTCGCCCACCCCGCCGCAGGCGGCGCGTAAGCTGCACCACCGGCCAGGCCCTCGACTCGCACTCGGGGGCCTGGCCTTCAACCATATAACACTCACTAAGGAGAAGAATCAATGCCCCGTCTCGATCTTGCAGACTTCCTCGATGACGACGCCCTCGAAATCGAGCTGGCGTCCGCGAAGCACCCGGGCGGAAAGGTCTACACCATCCCGTCGCCGGACGCGACCACCGGTATCTTCCTCACCGCCATGGCGAACCTGGGCATCCGGGCCGCGAAGGGCGACAAGGACCTGACCGAGGCCGACGTCAAGTCGCTCAAGCTGAACGACGCCGAAGAGAAGGACCTCGTGGAGGTCGTGCTCGGCACCGCGTACCAGGAGCTGATCGATGACGGCATCTCCTGGGAGAAGATCAGGCGCTTGAGCCAGTACGCGTTCGCCTACTACGCCATGGGTCCGCAGGCTGCGGTCAAGGGGGTGGAGTCCGGGGCGTTCACGGGAAAAGCACCGGAGAAGAACCGGGCGGCGAGGCGGAGTTCTACAAGGGCGACCTCGGGCCGACCGGCCTCGGCCGCTTCGAAGAGCCGGACGACGAAGAAAAGCTAACATGGTGGACCATCATCAAGTCGTGGAAGCTGGTGGAGGTGTCACTCCATCAGGTCTACGGCATCGATGTTGGGGACAAGGAACTCATGAAGTCCCGCTCCTGGCGGTGGCTCTCACTCCGGATCATCGGCCTGCTGATGATCGAATGCCCACTACAGAGGAAGCTCAATCCCCAAGACCCGAAGTCAAATACTCCAGTAAGGTAAAATAGGCGCTATGGCACTGGACATCGGAACCCTCGTCGGGTATATCGAGATGGACGACTCTAAGGGGTCCGAGGTCATCGATAAGTTCCCCGACAAGATCAAGGGGATGGGTGCCAAGGGTGTCCTGCTCGCTGCTGCGGGGGCCGTCGCTATCGGCGCGGCCCTCGGGCAGGGCATCACCAACGCCGTGGACCTCGACCAGGCGAACCACAAGCTCGCGGCCCAGCTCGGGCTGACGGCCGACGAGTCCGCGAAGGCCGGTAAGATCGCGGGCGAGCTGTACAGCCAGAACTACGGCGACTCGATGGATGACGTGTCCACGGCCGTGGGCGCTGTGATGTCGTCCATCAGCGGCATGCGGACCGCCTCGTCCAAGGACATCCAGGGTGTGACCGCCGACGTACTCAACATGTCGAAGGCGTTCGAAATCGACACCGCCCGTGCCGCGCAGATCGTCGGCCAGACGCTCAAGACCGGCCTCGCGCCGGACGCGCAGACGGCGGCGGACCTCGTGACGGCCGCGCTCCAGAAGGTCCCGGCCAACGTCCGCGAGGACCTCCTGGACGCGGTGGACGAATACAGCCCCTTCTTCCAGCAGATCGGCATCAAGGGCGACGAAGCCTTCTCGCTGCTGGTCAAGGCCTCCGAGAAGGGCATGTACGGCATCGACAAGACCGGTGACGCTCTGAAAGAGTTCACCATCCGGTCGACCGACATGAGCAAGACCACCTCGGCCGCGTACGAGTCGATGGGCATGGACTCCCAGACCATGGCCAACCGCATCCTGGCCGGTGGCGATTCCGCGAAGTCGGCATTCACCGACATCGTGAAGGGTATTCAGGGCATCCAGGACCCCGCCACCAGGAGCAACACGGCGATTGCCCTATTCGGTACCCAGATGGAGGACCTCGGCGTCGGTGAGGTGCCGAAGTTCCTCGACTCGCTGCTGAACATGGGCGGCGCGCTCGGAGACACCAAGGGCAAGGCGGACGAGATGGGCGCGGCCCTGAACGGCGGCACCGCAAACAGCCTCGCCTCGCTCCAGCGGAACTTTGAAGGGATCATGACCGGTGTCGGCCAGACCCTCCTGCCCTTCCTGAACGGCATCCTTGAATGGGCCATGGCGAACCCCGGCATCATGCAGATCGTCGCGGCGGCGCTCGGCGTGCTGGCGCTGGCGTTCATCGGCGTGTCGATTGCGACCTGGGCCATGAACACGGCGCTGCTCGCGAACCCCATCACCTGGATCATCCTGGCAATCGTCGCGCTGATCGCCGCGCTGGTGCTCCTGGTCCTCAACTGGGACACCGTGGTCAAGTGGATCAGCGACGTGTGGGGTGGCTTCATCGGCTGGTTCACCGGGGTGATGGACGGGTTCTTCGGATGGTGGAACGGCGTGTGGGCCGGGTTCGCCTCGTGGATCACTGACGTCTGGAACGGATTCATCGGCTTCATCGTTGATGTCTGGAACGGCTTCATCGGCTGGATCATGGACGGTATCAACGCGTACTACTCGTTCTGGGTCGGAGTGTGGACCGCGATAGGTTCGTTCATCATCGACACCTGGAACGGGTTCACCGGATTCGTCCGCGACGTGTTCAACAACTTCATGCTCGGACTTAAGATCATCGGCGCAGTGATCAGCGCATGGTGGAACGGTCTGTGGAGTGGAGTAGGCTCCTTCATCGCGACGATCTGGAACAACATCGTGTCGGCCGTGGTCGGGACGTTTACCTCGCTGTACAACAACATCATGGGGATCGGCCGCAACATCACGTCGTTCGTCAACTCGGTGTGGTCCGGGATCGTCTCGTTCGCGCAGGACGCCTGGAACGGCCTGATTAGCTGGATGAAGTCCATCCCGGGCTGGATCAAGGGCGTGTTCGACGGCGCGGTGGGCTGGCTCCGCGACATCGGCTCGAACATCATCAACGGCCTGATGAACGGACTCAAGGCGGGCTGGGACCGGATCATCGGCTGGATCAACGGGCTGGGTGGCGGCATCATCGACACCTTCAAGAACATCCTGGGCATCCACTCGCCGTCGCGGGTGTTCTTCGGGTTCGGTGAGAACATCGGGGAGGGCCTGATCAACGGCCTGGACAAGCTCCAGCCGGAAATCGACCAGCAGATCAATGGGATGGTGACCGTGCCTCCGACGCCCGACTCTGCTATGATTGGGGCCAACGGCCAGACCGTGCACAACGAGACGAAGAAGGAGTTCACCTACGTGGCAGCACCGAACTCGTCCCTCAGCACCGAGGAAGAGCTGTTCGACGCACTCTCCCGCCCTAGGAGCGACTTCTAATGACTCGACTCGTCAGCATCACCTCGGCGTTCGGATCGCTGAACCTCTCGCGGGACCAGCTCGTCCGGCTCGGACTCGGCGTCAAGGGCACGGGCATGCCGCCCGTGTCGCTCCAGACGTTCGAGGGCGCGGGCGACGGCGCGCAGGTGCGGACCATCCGGGTGCTTCCGCGCACCATGGACCTGCCGATCAAGATTTACGGCAACAACCGGCGTGAGGTGGAGGACCTATACCGCAAGGTGGCGGTCATCTTCGCTCCCACGGCCGGACCCGTGCGCCTGACGATCACCCTGGACGGCGAGGCCTGGTACGTCGATGTCGTCCGGCAGGGTGGCGGGGACTTCGCCTGGGACCAGGACACGGACGGCACGCACTACCTCAAGTTCGTGGTCACGGCGTTCGCGGGTGACCCCTACTGGACTCGGCTGGACCCGGCCTCGAAGAAGGTCGAGCTGGGCGGACTCGGGCGCGGTCTGATCAAGAAGGGCACCTACCCGAACGCCACGCTGTCGGCCCTCCGCGTGAGCACCACCAGCTCCTTCGGTACCATCAACTTCGACAACCCGGGCGACGTCCCGGCCTTCCCGATCTGGACGGTGCGAGGGCCGTTCACCCGGTTCGAACTCGTGTCGCCGGACGGCTCCCGCTCGGTCGAGTACGCCTTCTCGAAGGGGATCAATCAGTGGGTTACAGTGGATATGGCGAACGGTACCGCCGTAGACGAGACTGGAGCCAATCAATACGGCAAGCTCACCAGCCTGCCCGGGTTCTGGGCTATCCCGCCCGGCACCTCCAGCGGTACCGCCGAAATGGACAACCCGACAAGCGACAGTAGCGCGGTGGCGCTCTGGAACCCCAAGAAGTGGATTCTGTTCTAAGATGGAACTCGACCGTATCACCGTAGAGGTCCGGGACCGGTATCTGGTCCGGCAGGGTCAGATCACCCATAAGTGGCTGCAGTTCAAGGCGACCATCCCGCACAACGGCGTGGGCACCTGGGAGCTGACCCTCCCGAAGTCGCACCCCATGGCGGAGCTGCTCATGCAGCCCGGCTCCGGGATCGTAATGTCCATCGACGGCAACGAGAAGCTGTCCGGCCCGACCGACCAGCCGACCCACGTAATCAACAAGGACAACCCGGACGGCACCTACACCTTCACGGGTATCTCGGACGACGTGCTCCTGGCCGACGCGCTGGCCTACCCGTCCCCCGGCGTCCTGGACCCGGGCGCGCAGACGGCCGCGAACGACGTACGCAACGCCACCTCCGAGGACCTGCTCCGCCAGTACGTGTCCTACAACATCTGCGCGGGCATCGCACCGGCCGGGCGCACCAACGGGACCCTCCGGCAGTACCTCCGGCTGGACCCGATCAACCTCCACCGTGGCGTGGTGCAGCAGAAGTCGCCCCGGTTCCAGAACCTCGGGGAGCTGCTGGGCGAAATCGCCACCCTCGCGAGCCTCGGGTTCCGGGTGATCCAGCGGGATCAGGACCTGGTGTTCGAGGTCTACGCCGTCCACGACGCGAGCGCCACCGTACAGCTCTCCGTGGAAAACGGAAGCCTCACCTCCCAGTCTCTGGCCCTGAGCGCCCCGCAGCTTACCCGTGCTATCGTCGCGGGCCAGGGCGAGGGCACCGAACGCCAGATCATCGAGCGCACGACCGCCGACAGCCTGAGCGCCGAGTCCGCGTGGGGTCGCCGGATCGAAGAGTTCATCGACCAGCGCAACACTGATGTGATCGCGGAGCTGGAGCAGAAGGGCGACGAGGTGCTGGCCGACAAGGGCTTCACCGCGACCAACGTCAAGGCGATCCCGGCCGACGACCAGACCATGAAGTACAACCTGGACTGGGCCGAGGGCGACACGGTGGGTGTGATCACCTTCGGCCAGCTCACCCGGGCTGTCGTCTCGGCGGCAACGATCATCGTCAACAAGGATGCGGTGGCGGTGGGTGCCGCTATCGGTGACGTGTCTGGGTTCAACGCGAGCGCGGCGACGGCCAAGCAGGTGGACGACAACCAGCGCCGCATCTCGAACCTGGAGCGCTCGGTCGAGCAGTCGGGGACGATCCCGTGGACGGACGTCACCGGCACCCCCACGACGTACCCCCCGAGCGCGCACACGCACACGGTATCCCAGATCACCGACGCGGCGACCATCGCGGTGCCGGTGGGAACGATCCTCCCGCTGGCCGGTAACAACCTGCCCTCGGGTGGCTGGCTGCTCTGCCAGGGTCAGGCGGTCAGCCGGACGACCTATGCGACGCTGTACGCGCAGCTCGGTACGGCGTTCGGCGCAGGCGATGGGTCCACGACTTTCAACCTGCCGGACCTCCAGGGTCGCTCGATCTTCGGCCTGGCCACGGCGAACTCGAACTTCAACAGCCGAGGCAAGAAGGGCGGCACCGAGACTGAGACTCTGACCGTCGCCCAGATGCCCTCGCACAGTCACAACTTCCTCTACGCGGGCAACGGCCAGCAGTACGCCGGATTCCCGTATGGCGCTGTCGGCACCACGGCCGGTGGCCTAAAGTTCTTCGTCGGCTCGGACTCGTACAGCAACGTCAGCATCGCGGCGAACGGTGGCGGAGGATCGCACAACAACCTGCCCCCGTACATGGCGTTGAACTTCATCATCAAGACCTGATACAATAGACCCGACGTAAGGAGTACACGTGTCGATTAGTGCGTGGCCGTTCGAGAATGCCGACACCACCGAGGTGCAGTATTCTAAGCTGGTGCGTCAGCTCCAGGACAACGGCATCATCAATGGCCTGGTGGTCACGCCCGGCACCGGTATGCAGGTGAACATCAGCTCCGGTGACGGACTGGTGCAGGGCTTCTACTTCGAGTCGACCGCCACCGAGCCTCGGACGGCCTCGAACTCGGACGCCACCCAGGTGCGGCGCGACTACGTGATTCTCAAGCTGGACCTCGCGGCGAACACCATCACCCTGGAAATCAAGGCGGGCACGGCCAACGGCTCGACCGGAACACTCCCGGCGCTCACCCAGAACGCGACGGTGTTTGAGTACCCGTTCGCCGTCCTGACGATCCGGGCCGGAGCCTCGACCATCGTGTCCGGCGACATCAGCAACCAGCAGGTCGGGCCGGGCATGCGAGTGGTCAGCTACCCGAACCAGTCCTCGCGGCCGGTGGCCCCGAGCCAGCGCCAGCTCGGGCTGAACCTCAGCACCAAGACCTTCGACTACTGGGACGGCGCGGCGTGGACCTCGCTGGCCCCGGCCGCTCCCGCCTGGGGCGACATCACCGGAGTACCGGCGACCTTCCCGCCCAGCGCGCACACTCACGACGACCGGTACTTCACCGAGGCGGAGTCCAACACGAACTTCGCGGCGAAGTCGCACACCCACACGGCCTCGCAGATCAGCGACCCCCAGAACCTGTCGGTAGGCGACTCCGACAAGGTCAACGGGCAGACGATCTTCGTCCAGTCCGCCACCCCCACGGCTAAGGCAGTCAACGACCTTTGGTTCTGGTGATCTAATATGGGCGTACAGTCCACGCATACCGCGCACGCTACCTATCAGCTGACGGTATCGCTCGTATCGCAGAACGTCGCCGGTAACTACTCGACGCTCCGCATCACCTACGTGACGTGGGCGGACTCCGGCTGGGGTTCCGGCACCTACGCGAGCGGGATCGGGTTCTCCGCGACCGGGTACGGCAACGGGTCGTTCAACATCAACGGCACCTCGGCCACGATCTGTGACTTCTACTTCAACGCGGGCCACGACGCCAACGGTTACTGCAACTACTCCTTCTCGGTGTCGTCCAACGCGACCGGCACGAGCACATACGGCGGGCCGGTCGGCCTGACCGATTCCGGCTCCCTAGCGCGCATCCCGAAGCCCCCGAAGCCCGCGCCCACCCTGACGGCCGCAGCTCCTGTCGGACGGTCTATCACGGTGACCTCCGGCGTCCCGGCCGGGTACGACGAGGGCGGCGCGGTCACTCAGTCCATCGACATCCAGTACAGCAAGGACGGCGGGGCCTGGTCGACCACCTCGACCGGTGGCTGGGGGAACCGGACCTTCTCGAACCTGGCCCCCGGCTCCTACGTGTTCCGGGCGCTGGCGCGCAACGCCTACGGCAACTCGGCCTGGTCCGCGAACACGGCGGCGCGCCAGATTCAGGTGGCGGGCAACCGCTGGAACGGGTCGAACTGGGTGCAGCTCGTCACCGCGAAGAGGTGGAGCGGCACCGCCTGGGTTGACCTCGTGTCCAAGCGAGCTACGGCGGTAGGTACCGCCAACTGGGTCTACACCGGAACCTAACCCGTGCTATACTGGTTCCCAAAGAGAACGGAGCCAGCATGGTGTCATACATCTGGCCGACCTACGCAAGAGGGCCGGTCGACCAAGACGGCTCATGGCAGGGGCACAAGAACCGCAAGCCTCCGAGCGTCAACCCTGGTGTAGATTTCGGCGTGGCCTACGGGTCCGCCGTCAACGCAGCAGCGGCCGGACGCGTGGAGCTGACGGACAACGTGCCGGACGGCTCGGGCGGTCGGATGGTCTACATTCGCCACTCGGACGGCTCGCAGACTCAGTACCTCCACCTCTCGGAGATTCTGGTGTCGGTGGGTCAGCAGGTCGCCCAGGGGCAGCTCATCGCGAAGTCTGGCGCGTCCGGCTTCGGGTCGAACTACGGCTACGCCCCGCACTGTCATGTGTCGCTGTATATCGGCGGCGTGAACGTCGATTTCATGCAGCACGTAGCCAACATCTCGTCTGCCGGTGGCGGTGGGACGCTCATCAACAACGCAAGGAGTAAGCGCATGTATCTGCAATGGACCACGGACGGCTCCGGCTGGCTCGTGACCGAGGACGGCTGGCTGGGTCTGGGTTCGCCCCAGGTCTACAACCTGTTCTACCGAGTCATCAACTCGGACCAGACCAAGAGTCCGTTCACCAACGGCGCGCGCCCGGACACCTTCCTCCGCGCCGAGGTCGACATCATGAACGCCCAGCAGCGACTGCTCCGGACGGCGAATGCGGTGGGCACCACCATCGACCCGCAGAAGCTCGCCTCGGCGCTCACCGACGCAATCGGCAAGAGCATCACCGCGACCCTGCCGCCCGAGCTGATCCAGAAGCTGGACGCAATCGAGCGTGGCGTCGAGGGCATCACCCTCACGCCGGAGGACTTCCACGTGGAGGCCAGCGTCTCGCCCGAAGAGCTGGCGCAGGCGTTCGACGCGGCGGTCCCGAGGGTCGCGGCGGCGATCACCCGAGCTGCTGGCACGGCAATGGCTGGGGTCAAGGGCTAGTGAACACCGACCTCAAGCGTCGCCGCTGGGAGGCGGTCATCAGGTGGGTGGACATCATCGTCGCCCTCCTGGTGTTCGCCTCCGGGTGGTTCGCCGTCCTCGCGACGCCGGACTCGATCCTGCGCCAGGTCTACTTTGACTGGCTGATCTGGGTCTGGGGTTCGCTCTTGTTGCTCGGTGGCGTCCTCGCCGTCGCCGGTCGGTTCATTCGTATCTGGGCGATCGAACTCCCCGGACTCGTCGCTGCCATGTTCGGGGTGGCTATCTACGGCGTGGTCCTCGGGTCGATTGCGGTCGGCGGCAAGCCGACTGTCTGGGTGGCGACCTGCATTGCCGTCATCGCCCTGATCACGATGTTCCGCCGCTACGTCGAGATTCAGCTCTTCATCCTGGAGCCTCGCGAGACCCCTGCCCGGACCTATCGCGACCTCGTTAGGGAGGCGATCAAGCGCCGGACCCCGGACTTCCAGCCTCGACAGAACCACTAAGGGGCGGGCAATGGCAAGTGCATCGGGCGGCATGGACGCCACCACTCTCCTGGTGGCGATTCTAGGGGCTGGCGGCATCGGTGCCCTCATCAAGACGGTATTCGACGTAATCATCAAAGCTAGGTCCGGCGTCGCAATCCGCGACTCCAAGCGCCGAGCTGACATACAGCAGCAACTCCTGGAGGCTCTCGCCCGTGAGGACGAGCAGCGCGACAGGGCGGAGGCGGCGGAGCGCAACGTGCGCCGCCTCCAGGATACGATCAGCGTCTATCGACGTGCTATGATCGAAGAGGGTCACAAGCCGGAGTCGCTCCCGGCCTGGCCCCGACTTGAGGACACGCTCACCCGAGCGGAGGTCAATAAACTGACGAAGGGTAATACATGAACATCGACATCCCGGCCGGGCTGTCCAACGCGGCGCTCTGGGCGATCATCCTCGGATTCTTCGCCCCGCTCGTGCTCAACCTGCTGCTCCAGTCGAAGTGGTCGGCGCGCACCCAGGCGATCCTGGCGTTCGTGTTCTGCCTCATCGTCGGAACGGTCACCGCGTTCTTCGCGGGCGCATTCACTGGGGTGGGCATCGTGACCGCCGTCCTCCTGGTGTTCGTCGTGGCGATCAGCACGTACAAGGGCTTCTGGAAGCCGGTGGCCCCGAACCTCAAGAACGCGACCTCCGTCGCGAAGTCGGAGACGCCGGAACCCCTTCCGGTACTCGTGGGGGCCACCGAGGTCCAGGAGACCCCCAAGGAGGCCTCGCCCGTGGCATACGACAGCGCGGCCCCCATCGCCCCCGACCCCGAGGGACCGAAGCACGCCCTCGACTAGGAGGTGATCCGGCATCTACAACGAGGCCCCGGCACTCATCGAGTGACCGGGGCCTCCGCGTATTCAGACCTGGCAGAACGGGTTGGAGCAATTGCAGGTGGCCTCAGCGCTGAGGCGGTCGCGGCGCTCGATGTCGGCAAGGGTGGCACCGCGCACGTCGCGGAGTTCCTCGCCGTAGAACAGGCCCTTGGCCTCCTTGGGCGCGGACTTGATGCCGGTGCGCGCGTCGCGCTCGGACTCGCGGCCCCAGAGGTCGCCCTGACGGAACAGCTCGTCGTTGTAGTTCCACGCCTCCTGAGTGGCGAACCACTCGGACCCGGCCTGAATGCCGAGCTTGGTGTCGTCCACGAGCTGGCGCTCGATGCGCTCGATCCGGCCGTTGGTCGGGTAGGCCGACAACCAGGCCACGGCGTCCTCTTCGAGGTCGAACGAGCTGGCCCAGCTCTCGCCGTCCTCGTTCGTGTAGATGACGGACCAGATGAGCTTCGTGGTGATGGTGGCGGTCATTTGGGGTTCCTCCTTGGTTGGTAAAACCATTCAACCATTCCCGTGACGCCGTGTCAAGTATCCTGACCGGCTTGTCCCGCTGTCACGCCTGTGATACCCTGGGCACATGACTAACGAAGAGCAGAGCGCACCCGCACAGGTTGTGCCGACCAACGAAGAAATCGCCCAGAAGATCGGGCTGTCCCACTCCGGCGTGAGCCGGATCAGGAACGGCCACCGGCTCCCGGGCATCGAGACGATGCAGAAGATTCAGGAGGTGTACGGCTGGTCGGTCCAGACCCAGGTCGACGCGCGCTCCCGAGGCACCTACGCGGCCGAGTTCGAAATCGCCGTCGCCTCGAAGGGCCATGAGTAGGCCACCACTCGCCCCGCATCAAGCCGCTGGCATTGAGGCAATCCACAGCGCAGGGCGGCTCCTGCTGGGCGATGAACCCGGACTCGGCAAGAGCCGCACGGCCATAGAGTCCTTCGACGGCGGGGACGTGCTCGTCGTCGCCCCCGCGATGGTGATTTCCGGAGGCACCTGGAAGGACGAGCTGGAGCTGTGGGCCGACCACCCGGAGAAGTTCGTGGTCGTCCCCTACACCCAGCTCAACGCCCGCAACGGCAACACGCCGAACTTCGGCACCAAGAAATACCCCAAGTACAAGGTCCGGCCCGAGTACGACCGCGCCTGGGACGCGATGATCCTGGACGAGTCCCACTACATCAAGGGCCGCTCGACCTCCTGGACGGTCGCCGCGACCCAGATCGGCAAGAAGTCCGGCGCGGTGCTCCCGATGACCGGCACGCCGATGCCCAACTGGGCGCACGAACTGTTCACGGTCCTCCAGCTCCTGCACCCGAGCGAGGCCAAGCCGGGCGGACGGTTCGGGGCCTACCAGCGCTGGGTCAACCAGTGGTTCATGCGGCTGCACAACCCCTACGGTGGCGGAACCCCCGGCTCCGAGCTGATCGGCGGGCTGCTGCTCTGCGGTAATCGGCCGGAGTGCATGAACCGCCCCGCCACCGATCCGTGTGAGCACTGGAAGGAGTTCACGGCCGAGAACCTCGGGGAGCGGTTCCTGCGCCGACTCCGGGATGACGTGCTCAAAGACCTGCCCCCGATGACCGAGACGGACATCTTTACCCCGATGGACGCCACTCAGCGGCGGATGTACAAGGAGCTGAAAAAGGACTACCTGACCACGACCGAGGACGGCGAAGAAATCATCGCCTGGACCAACGGCGCGAAGAACGTGATGCTCGACCGGATCACGACCTCGGCCTGGTTCATGGACCCCAAGGGCGAGCCGCGCGGCGGGAAACTCGACCGGCTCCAGTGGGACCTGGAGGCCCGGAGCGCGCCGACGCTTGTCCTCGCCCACTACCGTGACTCGGTGGAGGCGTGCGGGCGAGTGGCGGAGCGCGCGGGCGCGCGGGTGCGGGTGGTTCACGGGGCGACCTCGGACCGGGCGCGCGGGGCCGCAGTCGCGGACTTCAAGCAGGGCCGGGCCGATGTCCTCGTCGGCTCCCTGGAGACGCTGGCGGAGGGACTCACCCTCACGGTGGCGGACATGGCGATCTTCGTGGAGAAGAGCTACAAGCCGAGCCGGAACGAGCAGGCCAAGCGCCGAGTGCACCGGATGGGGCAGACTCGGCCGGTGACCATCCTCGACTACATCACGCCGGACTCGGTGGACTTCAACAAGCGCGAGCTGCTGGCACGCAAGACCGATCAGCAGATGCGGGTTCTGAGCGCGGCGCAGTTCGGTCGCCTGCTGTAGATACAGGTCAGCCCCGGTCCGATTGGGCCGGGGCTGCTGCTTAGTTGCTGACGGAGAATCCGTACTGCATGATCGCCTGAATGTGCTCGATCTTGGTGACGAGGCCCATCAGCTCGTCGCCCTTGTCATCAAGCTCGGCCAGGTCGCGGTGGCTGAGGGTGGGGTGCTCGTCCTCGGCCACGCGGACCGCGACGATTTCCTGGAAGGCCAGCTTGAGTCCGTCCTTGAACAGCTCCAGCTCGCGATTCGTGAAGATTTGAGAGGCCATGGGGCGCTCCTTCCTGGTTGGTAGTACCAGTCTACACTATCTTTGACTCGGAGTCAAGCCACTGAGGTAATGCAGGGGACCCCATAGTCGACCGCCAGGACGGTGACTCCCTCGGCCACCAGGCGCACGACCTCCATCCGCGCGTTGACCGGGGCGGGCTGACCCTCGAAACTCGCCAACGTGGATCGGTCGGCGGCGACCAGGAACGAGTCCGGGATGACGATCTTGTCCGGCCGGGCGACGATTCCGGCGTCAATCATGGTGCTCCTTTCTGAGGTGAGATTCGAGTCGGTTCTGGACCCAGGACTCCCGCGCCCCGCCCGCCGACCACGCGTGCTCGATGCACTCGGCGTAGAACCAGTGCTGGCTGGTTTCATTCAGCGTCAACATAGGGCACGCCGATCTTCTTGCTGATCTCTTCGAGGCGGTCGACCCAGGACAGCGGGGCCGGGGCGCGACGGCCGCGATTGCGGGCCATGGCTCGGTGGCGGATGACCTGCTGGCACCAGGCGACGTGGTGGGCGTCGGCGCGGCCGAGCTTGCGGGTCGCCTCCTGGAGGAAGATGTCGAGTTGTGTCATGGATCAATCCAAGCACAGGCCATGACCCAGAGTCAAGCCGCGACACGCCCGGGGGACTTCTGCTTGACAGGCTGTCACGAGGACTGGTAGACTGGCTGCATAGCCGGTCGGGAGTCGGCCCGAACCTCTCCCGCCCGGCCCCAACGACACCGACAAGGAGCACCCAGTGAGCAACCCCAAGATCAAGACCACCACCGGCAAGCACAAGTGCGGCTTCTGCACCTGGGGCCAGCGCCACGACCTCTGCCCCTCGGGGACGCTGAACGGCTCCGGCCTGGAGGTCATCCAGTGCCCCTGCGGGTGCGAGCGCAGCCAGCAGTACAAGTGCCTCGACTGCGGCACCCGCGACCAGGGCGAAATCGACCAGTCCACCTGGCGCTGCATCGACAAGGACGGCTGCAACGCCCGGATCGAGCACCGACTCGCCACCAACCCGGTGATTGTGCAGATTCGCGAGGTCCGCGCAGCAGCGGCCCAGGGCAAGGAGCAGCTCCGGGCGCAGGAGCGCGCACGCCGGATCGAGGCGGGCGAGGACGTCCCCGCCGTCCGCGTCAAGCGCGACCCCCGCCCGGCGTCCGGCCAGTGCCTCCACTGCGGCGAGCCGACCAAGGGCGGCAAGTTCCTGCCCGGCCACGACGCCGCCTACCTGTCCATCCTCGCGGCCGAAATCGCCGGGGGCCGCTCGTTCGATGAGGTCATCGAGGCCATGACCGCTGGGGGCTGCTCCGAGGCGCTCATCGGCAAGCTCCGCAAGCGCGTGGTGGTCGCGGCATGACGCACCATCGCGCCGGGTGGAAGCGCCCGCCCCTGCGCCGCTCCGTGAAGCTCGCCCTGTGGGGCTGGGGCCTCGTGATCGTCGCCCTGCTCCTGTTCTTCATCCCGGGCTACAACGGGGCCTGGCTCCTGGTCACCGTCGCCCTGTGCGCGCTGGCGTTCTGGGCCGGGATGACCTCCATGCACCTCCACTCGAAAGGCAAGTGATGCTCACCCCTCGTCAAATGCGCGTAGTCGCCACCATGCTGGTGGTGCTCCGCCGAATCCTGATCCAGAAGCTGGTGGCCGACTTCAAGGACGACCGGCGCGAGGTCGACCGGCTCTACGGCGTGTTCCTCCGCAACGTCAAGGCCCTGCCCCCGATCATGCGCTCCGAGGTGTTCCTGCTGGAGTATGTCAGCCTCCCGGCCAAGCGCCAGATTGAGCGCGAGGGGGTGCTGGCGCAGAATGGCCGATACAACTACTAGGGCGTTCCCGCTCTACACGGTCGAGACGAGCCGCAGCTTCCAGGTGGTCGACGACTACCCGCACGAGTGGACCCGCAGCATAGTGGCGATTGACCCGGGCGGGGAGCACGTGGGCGTGTCGATGTTCGCGGAGTACGACGACGCCTGGGAGTGCGTGTGGTCTGGCGAGATGTCGCCGGACGAGTTCTGGGGCTGGTACTCCGAGATGATGTGGCGCGGACTCATCGACATCGTGGTCTATGAAACCTGGACGCTGTACCCGGACAAGGCCCAGCAGCAGATCGGGTCCGACATGCCCACGTCCCAGCTCATCGGCGTAATCAAGTACGTGCACTGGGCGACCCGCGACGGCTCAAACCGCTGGCCCGGAGGCACCATCGAGCTGATCGGTCAGCCCGCCTCGATCAAGACCCCCATCCGCTCGGTGCTCAAAAACCGCAAGCTCACCAGCATGGCGAAGTTCCTGCGCATCCCTCTTGACCACGCGGCCGACTCCGAGTTGCATGGTTATTACCACCTCATCCACACGATGAAGGCCCCCATCAAGCAGCGCCTGATCCCGCACCTGAAACAGCGCGGCTTGACGGCGAGACAACCCCACAAGTAGAATAGGAGCATGACTGTGAAAGTACCCACCAACCCTGCAGCCGAGCAGGTCGATCGGCTCTTCCGGGAGAACGTCGACCTCGACACCAGCATCCAGGCCCTGACCGAGAAGCGCACGGCGAACACGAGCATCATCGATGCCCTCGTTCCCATCGCCACCTGGGAGGACGTCCCGGACCCGATCCCGGACCCCGTGGCCGATCCCGCCGCAGCGGTGACCGACGCGCTCCCGGAGGGTGAGGTCTGATGCCGAAGGCCACCACCACGGCGAAGCGCGGGCCGCGCATCAAGGAGCCGGTGCTCCCGGAGCCGGACGCGGAGCAGGAGGGCGACATCATCGTGTCGTACTCCGAGCTGGATACCTACCGCCAGTGCCCGCTCAAGCACCTGATCGCCTACAAGAACCGCTGGACCAAGCCTCCCAAGGAGGACTCGCCGCTCACCAAGGGGTCCCTGTGGCACGAGGTGATGGAGATTCACTACAACATCATCAAGGAGTACCAGGACGCGAACGATGGGCGGTCGCCCTCAACCGAGCAGGAGAACCGAATCCTCCTGGCGCTGATCCGGGTCGCGATTTCTCCGCTGCTGCACGGAGACAAGGGCGAGCAGTCCGAGAACCAGGCCCTCATCGAGTGGATGTATGACGGGTACGTCGAGCGCTGGGGCACCGACCCCCAGTGGCGCATCCTCGGGGTGGAGTACAAGCTCCAGCGCCGACTGATGGACCCGGACGGCGACCCATCGCCCTTCCTCATGAAGGCGAAGCTCGACCTGATCGTCCTGGACCGCGAGACGATGAAGGTCTGGATCATCGACCACAAGTCCGGCCAGAACCTGCCCAGCCAGATGGAACTCGACATCGACGACCAGTTCGGGGGCTACACCTGGCTCCTGCGCAACGCCGGGCTGAACGTCATCGGGGCGATCCACAACGCGGCCCGCACGACCCAGAACGCGGGCGACAAGAAGGAGAACCAGGACGCCGAGGGCAACCCCCTCAAAGCCAGCACCAAGAAGCAGACCCTCGAACAGCGGATGAGCCGCACCCGGCTGAACCGCTCCGACGCGGAGGTGGCGAACATCGCCCTCGACGCGTGGGCAGTGGCGGAGAACGCCTACCCGGACGAGGGATTCGAGCGCCCGCTGTACTCGTCGCCGGACCCGCGCCAGTGCGGGTGGAAGTGCGATTTCACCGAGGTCCACCTGGCCACCCGCGCCGGTAAGCCTCTAACCAAGGCCCTGGAAGAGTGGGGATTCGTCCAGGACTTCACCCGACACTGACTTGACAGGGAGTCACACCCACATATAGGATGGTCTCACAACTAAAATGGATCAAGGGGCTGAAAGACGGCCAGGTGATTCGGGAGGCTGGGCAGGGTGACCTGCACTACATCATCGAACCTCACCCGGTACGGAGCAAGCCCTGGGTAGTCGTCCTACCGGACGGCACCAAGTACAAACGACCGAACATCAAGTCCGCGCAGGCCCTGGCCGAGGCGGACCTACACTGGAGGAAACAACATGGCAACACGCAAGAAGGCCACCGCGCCGGAGCCGGAGCAGGCTCCCCTGTCGGCCATGCTGCACTGGACTGAGGCCCGCAGCGGCATGAACCACAAGGTCCTGGTGGCGGAGTCCGAGGCCGGGCGATTCATCATCGCCAAGGGCGGGCGCGAGCTGATCCACCCGGACGGCCGGGTCGAGGGCTTCGACGTCGAGTCGGACCCGAACGAGGACAACAACACCCTGGCGATGCGGGCGGCGGAGTTCGCCCTCGGCCAGTACATCGAGCACAAGGAGGGACAGGTCGATGAAGACACGCAACCGGCCTAAGGTCACGCGGCTGAACGGCTACGCAATCGGCCGGTACATCGTCGGCCCCCTGATCGCCGTGCTGCTCGTGCTCGTCATCCTGGGCGGCATCGCCCTGGTCGGGCGCGGCATCGGCAACCTGATGGGGTGGTGGTGATGCGCCGGGCGGTCGTCCTCGGTGTCGTCGCGGGGGTTGTCCTCGCGGCGGTCACCGGGTGCTCCGGCGCGAAGATCACCCCGGCCGAGGACTCGTACCTCGACGCGCAGTACCTGACCGCGAAGTCCTTGGAGTTCCAGTGGACCGGGCCGGTGCAGGACGCGGCGCTCAAGCTGGGCCACTCCATCTGCACCTCCTGGACCAAGGGAGTCACGCGGGACGAGCTGAAAGAGTCGGTGGCGAAGGCTGGCGACAAGCGAGTCTCCGAGTTCAACGACGCGGCCGTGGACAACGCGCTCCGGTTCCTCTGCCCCTCGAAGGAGTAGGCTTTGGACTATGAAGAAGAAGATGAAGAAGCACTGGGCGAGGACAGCGACTATGGTCAATGGCTCGATGAGGTGGACCGGGGTATCCAGTCCCATCGTGAGCGTGACCTGTGGGACTGACGGCTCCTACATCGTCACCCGATCCAGCGTTCGTCCAGCGCAACATCCAAACCCTCTCGCAGATCGGCGGGCTGTACGACCTGATCGCACTGCGGGTGGAGGCGGACCACGCCGAGCTGCTCACGGCGTGGCGGCTTGACAACCCGGCAAAGAGTGCTGTAGAGTTACTCCGAGATAGGGACCACCGGTCCACACACCAACACACCGACACACCGAAGGAACGCAATGCCGAAGATGACAACCAAGCCCGCCGCGAAGAGCCGAGTCTCGTTCGTGGACACTGAGGGCGACGACCCGACCGAAACCACCGAGGCCGCGTCCGAAGCTCAGGCCGAGGAACTCGCGGCCGAGCACCCCCTGGACGCCTCGATCCCAGTGGAGCCGGAGGCGAAGCCCGCCCCGCAGCCCAAGCCCGCTGCCAAGCGCTCGACTCGCAAGGCACCGGCCAAGACCGGCGCGAAGTCCGCCACCAGCAGTGCGTCCAGCCTGTTCGCCAACTTCGATGAGCTGGAGGACCACCTCCGCGTCCTGTACTGGGGCCGCGAGGGTTCCGGCAAGACTTCCGACGCGCTCACCATGGCGAACCGGGGCAAGGTCATCCTCATCAACGCCGAGGGTGGCGCGAAGAAGGTCGCCCTGCGCAAGCGGGGGATCAACACGGAGAACATCCTCGTGTGGCCGAAGCCCGGCACCCCGATCACCTACGAGGGCATCGAGGACCTGTACTTCACGATCAAGGCCGAGCTGGAGGACGACCCCAAGGCGTACGAGGGTGTCGTGTTCGACTCCGCGACCGACGTCGTGGTCGGCATGGTCGACGCCGTGTCCGACGACCGGGTGACCAAGGCCCGCAGCCGGGGCGCGGTGATCGACGTGTTCGACTCGTTCTTCGTGGACCGGTCCGACTACGGCACCATGGCGAAGATGTTCCGCCGCGTGGCGCGCCGATTCCGCGACCTGCCCTGCCACGTGGTGTTCACGGCCCTGGAGCGCCGGGACGTGGACGAGGACACCAGCTCGGTGAGCTACGGCCCCTCGGTCCCGCCTGCAGTCCAGACCGACCTCCTGGGTTACGTCGACATCGTGATCAACACGAAGGCGGCGGACGAGGACCGCGACTACTTCCGGGGCGCGACCAAGAAGGCGTCGACCTTCCGCGCCAAGGACCGACTCGACATGCTCCCCAAGGTCCTGGTCGACCCGACCATGGAGCGCATCCTGGCCTACGTGAACGAGGACATCACCGAGGACGACGACCCGTTGCAGGAGGTGGCGAAGGCCGACGCGATCCGCGCGGCCCAGAAGGCGGAGGCCCTGCGGAAGCGCAAGGAGGAAGCCGCCGCGAAGCGCGCGGAGAAGATGAAGGGCAAGAAGGGGGCCAAGCCCGCCGACGACGCCGACGATTCTGAGGACGAGGAAGCGGAGGGCGACGCGGCCTAATAGAAGTGCTGGCTGGACGAGGATGCTCGAAAGGCGGAGGAAGGCCAGCAGCCCAGTGATAGGGTGGGTATATAGGGACCGAAAGGCCATCGGTCCGGCAAGGCCCAGTATCACTGGAGACGGCGACCGAGGTTCCCCAAGCTGGGGAGCTGAGGCGATCAGGAAGCGGTCGGCTGATCCCCGGCCGCAGGAGGTCCGAATCCTCCCGCCGTCGCGGTCCCACCAGGGACTACACCAAACCAACACACTAACAAAGGAAACACCAAAATGCCGAAGCTCGCATCCAAGATCGCCAACGCCACCGAGTCCGCAGAGGTCGTGCACGGTGGAGGCGACTTCGAGCCGCTGCCCAAGGGCAAGTACCTGGCCAAGCTGACCGAGGTCAGCGTCCGGGACGAGAAGAACAAGTACGACGCGCCGCAGTGGTCGGCCGAGTTCCAGGAAATCCACACCCTCGACGGCGAGAAGCAGCCGGGTCGCCAGTGGCTGAACCTGACCCTCCCCACCACCTCCAAGATGCACCCGGCGTACGCCAACGGGCAGGAGAAGTGGGAGAAGTACCAGGCCATGCTCCTGGGCCGTCTCAAGGCCTTCTTCGAGGCGTTCGGGTACACGCCGGACTCGGACACCGACGAGATGCTCGGGGAGTGGGCGGTCATCACGCTCTCCATCTCGACCATCCAGTCCGGCCCGAACCAGGGCAAGCTCCGCAACGAGGTGACCGACATCGAAGAGGTGCCGGAGGACTTCGAGGCCCCGGAGGACTCGGAGTACGACGAGAACGACGCGTTCTGACCCACCAGCACCAACGGTGCTAAACTAGGCGGGGTGGCTTTCTCGGGCCACCCCGCCTTCTACTAGGGAGTAAATAAGTAATGCCAAGACTGGACCCTGAACACGTCGCCAGGATCGACCAGGAGTCCCAGACCCTCACCGGATTGCAGCAGGCTCTTGCACTCGCGGCCGAAGGCTGGCACGTGTTCCCCATCCGACCAGGGACCAAGGTCCCCCTGTTCCCCAACCCACACAAGAACGAGGCCCGTAAGTCCCGTTGCCGGGGCGAGTGCGGGCAGATCGGTCACGGTGCCTGGGACGGCACGACCGACGCTGACACCATCCGCAAGTGGTGGGGCCAGCACCCCAGCGCCGGGATCGGCGCGAACCTCGGAGACGACCGGATCGCGTTCGACGTCGACCTCAACCACGGCGGTCGCTACCTGACCTCGTTCCCCCACACCCGCAAGCACCTGTCCGGCCGACAGAACGGCAACGGGCACCTGATTTACAAGTACGACCCCGCCACCGCAGCGGCAAGCATCCAGTCCGGCAACGGCGCGCTCGGTGACGGCATGGACATCAAGACCGGGCGCGGCTCCTACATCATCATGCCGGGAACTCGGCACGAGGAAACCGGGAAGCTCTACACGGTCGCGCCGGACAACGCCGGGGCCGAGCACCTGCTCCAGGACGACGAGGTGGCGGCGATCTTCGCCGAAGCCGGAATCGCTCTGGGGCCGGAGGCCCGCGCCGCCAGCAAGGGGATGCAGGTCATCCCGGGCGGCAAGAGCAAGCCCACGGCCAAGGAGACGACCCGGGCACTCGGCACCCTGACTGACCTGCTCCAGCACCCACCGGCCGAGGGTGGCCGGAACGACTGGCTGACCAAGGTCTGCGGTCACCTGGCCAAGATGCACCGGGACAAGCGCGACCTCTACGACCTGCTCGTCTCGGACGCGAACGCCAAGCTCCCCGAACCCCTCGACCAGGCGGAGGTCGACAAGACCGCCGACTCGATCTGGGTGTCGGAGAACGAGAACCACCCGGAGCGCTTCGCCTCGGCGGACTCGGGGTTCCTCGTCTCCAACGGGCGCGGCCGTCTGCTCTGCCGGGCGATGGTCAAGTCCGGCGATGACTCGGTGGAGGGCACGGCCGACTACGCCGACTTCGACATCGAGGCGCGCGGCGTGGCAGTGGCGGAGGACGGGCACCGGTCCTACTGGCTCCGGCTCATCTGGAAGAAGCAGCAGATCGACCTGGCAATCGCCGGGGACGTCCTGGGCGACGACCGGGCGACTCGCCGGTGGCTGGCGTCCTTCGGTGCCACCTACTCCGAGCCGTTCAACGCGTCCCCCAAGATGAGCGTGGGCGTGCGCGTCCAGCGCTACATCGAGAGCCAGAATCCCCCGGAGGTCAAGATCAGCCCGACCCTCGGCTGGTCCGACGATGTGCAGGCGTTCGTCACCCACGAGGGGATCATCCTCCCGTCCGGCCCGGCCAGCAAGGAGGACTCCGGGATCGTGGCCGACCCGAGGCTCCTGGAGCGCGACGTTGCGCCCTTCTATTACGGGTTCGAGCACGACGAGTCCACCGCGCTGGAGGTGCTCCGCGAGGTGCTGACCTACCAGGACGAGGAAACCGTCTCGGTGTTCGGCGCGTGGTGGGCGGCGTGCCTGCTCAAACCGCAGATTCAGACCCAGACCTCACTATTCCCGTTCTTCGGAGTCGAGGCCGCATCAGAGAGTGGTAAAACCAATGGCTTCTTCTCGCTCATGGTTGCACTCAACGGCAACCACCGTGGACAGATTGCTCCTACGCGGCCGGTGCTTCGTGACAGTGCATCGGCAAACCGCAATGGGATCGTCTGGGCGGACGACCTCGACGACCTCTCGCCTTACGGTGAGATACTACGGGCGTCAACCTCTAATGGGACTGCCTCCAAGATGGACATGGACCGCAACGGTATCAAGAATACCCAGATCGTTGCCCCTATTCTCATTTCGGGTGAACAACTCGGAATGGGTACCCAGAAGGCGCTGGCGGACCGGGCGGTAATCATCAGCGTGGCGTCCCCGACCGGCCGACTGTCCACCCGTAACAAGGGCCAGTCCCAGTGGCACGATGTGGTCGAGCTGATGCAGCGGTTCCCGGGCCAGCTCGGACTGTCGGTCCTCGCGGGCTGGTTCCAGTCCCTCGCGCTGCAGCGGGTGGACGAGACGCTGGCAGCACTACGGACGGCCAAGAAGGAGGGCAAGGGACGGCACGGGGACAAGGTAGCGGTCCTCATGGCCGGGGCGCAGCTCCTGGATTCTCTCTTGGGCCACGGAGGGGCGTGGAGAGGTGATGGGGAGCACGCGCAGCGCGTGGCGAAGTGGGCGAAGGCGCACGAGGGCCTCATGACCGCCGACAACACCCTGACGATGGAGGTCATCCCCTGGGCGCTCCGGCAGTTCTCCGGCCTGTCCGCGCCGCAGGTGCACATGGGCCGGTTCGATGGGATGGTCACCCCGGTGTTCGTCAAGGACAACGGAGCGCCGGACCTGGAGCAGGCCGGAGGCCGCGAGGTGTGGATCAGCTCGTCGGTCCTGTCCGATGTCTGGAACCGTGAGCACAATCACCGGGTTGACGCCCGCACCGCAACCAAGACGGCCCTGAGCCAGCAGGCCGACCGCGTGACGGTCGATGGGTCGTCCAAGTCGTTCAAGATCACCGGCACCTCCAAGGTGGCCCGCTACCGCAGGCTCACCCCGGAGTATGCTAAGCTGGTCCTGGAACGCGCGGAGTCCGACTAATCCTGGTAGTCGGCTCTGGGGACACAACGAAGCCCCGGCTCTTCGAGAAGAGGGCCGGGGCTTCGCCGTACCAACCGGAGGGTGTTACTCCTTGGGGCGTCGGACCCCAAGCTCTGAGGCGCGGGAGTCGATTGCTCCCACGGTCCGGCCGAGCTGCTCTGCAAGCCAGTCGGGGCCGGAGGTGGCGTAGTGCTTCTCCACTAGCGCAAGTTCGTCCAGCGTCCACCGCTGCATCGCGCGGGGTGCCTTCCCCAGGACGCGGGCGCGGGTGGGCTGGCGGTACCCGTGGGTGACCCGGTAGGACTGCACGGCCATGAGGGTGCGCCCGGTCAGCTCCGCGACGTCCGCGTCGGAGAGTTCGGCGTCCTGGGCGGCAGCGATGTCGTCGGGTCCCCAGGGGCGACCGGGGCCGGACTTCCACTCGGGGTACTCCGGCTCGGTGGAGCGCATGATCTGGACCTGCGGGTCGATCAGGTCCTCATCCGGCGTGGTGGCGGTGACCTGGGGCTTGACGTCGACGGTGGTCCCCTCGGGCACTTCGAGGGTGATGGTCAGGGTGATGGTGGGCACGATGCTCCTAATGTCAGGCGGTAAAGGTAACGTGCGTCAGGCGCACTCGGTGGCGGCGGTCGTGGTCGTCAATGAACCACACGTACTGGTCGGACGAGTCGTCCTCGAAGGCGCGGCCTGGGCCAAACTCCGGGCACCAGGCCCGGCCCCCGAGCTGGGGGCCGAGCTGGTTGCTCATGACTGCGCGCGCTGGTCGATGACGACCGCGAAGTAGGCGGCGTCGAGGGCGGACTTGTCCTCGGAGTCCCAGTGCAGCGGGAACCCACCCGGGGTCACGCGCTCCCAGGGGAGGCGGAGGGTGTTGCCCACGTGGGCGAGGATGTCCTCGTCCTCATCGATCGGCTCGAAGTCGAGGTTCTCGCGGGCGTAGTCGATGACGAGCTGCTTGTGGGAGTCGAGGGTGCCTCCGGCGACGAGCACTAGGAGGCGGAGGTCGATGATTGCGAGCTTCTGCATTGTGTCCTGCGTGAGTTCCATGAGGGACTCCTTCCTGGTTGGTAATTCCATCCAACCATATCCTTGACCTCTTGTCAAGTAGATCGTCGGCGGGGTGTCGTAGCGGTGCCGACAGATGCTACCGAGGGCCGCTACCGGCCCAGCTCGGCGTGACGCAGCGTCATGGTGAATGGCTGCTCTGGATGGGCTGGATGGGTCTCTGGGGGGTTCTAGGGTGCTACCGGCGCTACCGGATGCTACCAGACAGCCGCGTCACGACGGGCCGGTAGCGGGGTAGCGGGGGTAGCGGTATATAAAAACTCATGTGTGTGTAATGCTTTCTCGGGTGTGTACCTTACGGGGCCTCTCTCTGGGGAGGGTGCTACTCGTTCTTGCAGGGACAGGGCGTATGGTACACTGGGTGGCATGACTACTACGAATACAGAGCTTGCTGCTCTGACTAAGGAGCTGAAGGCGGCGGTAGGATCAGCGATCCACTCGGGCCGGATGCTGGAGACGAACCCCACCCAGGCCACGATGGACTGGGACACCCGGAAGCAGGCCGAGTTGCACGCAGCGGAGGCGGACATGCTGTCGGCCCTCGTGGAGCGTCGCGACCACCGCGCCCAGATTGGGGCCAGCGAGTGAGCGCCAAGCCGATCCACCCACACGACCTCTACGAGCTGGCACTACGCGGCCGCATGCCGGAGGGTCCGGTGTCACTCGACACCGAGACATCAGGCCTGTTTGTCGATGCGGGGGCGCGAGTGTCCACCGTGTCGGTCGCCTGGGTCGATGATGGGGACCGGTTCGCGAAGCTGTTCGACGGGCTGGCCGAGGACGAGAACGGACGCCAGCAGCTCATCTGGGACTCCGGCATCATGACCCGGGGCGTGGAGAAGATCGACCAGTGGGACGAGGCGATGATCGTCTCGTTCGCGTGGCCGTTCGACCAGGGAGTCGAGGGCACCGGCAAGAAGGAGGACACCGGTCAGGGTCTGCTCTGGGGCGACAACTCGAACCTCGGCATGGCGCAGTGGATCGAGCTGATGGACTGGCTCGCCAAGGTCGGGCCGCAGGTCGGGCTGAACTTCCACCACGCGAAGTTCGACCTGCACATGATGAAGGCGGGCGTGCGCCGCTGGCCGGATGTCGGCGGGATCGACCTGCAAGAGTGGGTCGAGTGGGACACCCAGAACGGGGCCGACCTGCTGACCGCGCACCTGAACACCTCATGGGTGAACACGGCGTCCGGACTCCAGCTCAAGGGGACGACCTCGCTCAAGCCGACCAGCGCCGCCTACTGGGGCGAGGGCGAGACGGACGAGCAGCGTGTGATCAAGGAATACCTGCGCAAGCGCAAACTCCCTGCCGGTCGCTGGGACCTGATGCCCTGGGATGTCATCGCCAAGTACGCCGACCAGGACGCACGCCTGACCGCCCGAATGCGGCTCCGCCAGGAGTACGACCTGTCGGCCACCCGGGTGAAGGGCTGGCTGGACGGGGAGGACGGCCGGATGACGCCGGAGCAGGCGCTGGATCGTCGCCTCCGGACCTCGAAGATGCTGATGAGGATCGAGCGCCGGGGCGTGCCGTTCTCGGTCGCGGGCGCTCAGGAGGACGCCGAGTCGATCCGGGGGAGGATCAAGGAGCTGGAGGCGCTGCTCCCGTTCCAGCCACCGACCCTGCCCATGGCCAAGCACTACTGGTTCGGGGAGGGCGACTCGAAGGGGGTACGCGGCCTGGGGCTGACGCCGTACTCGACCACGGACAAGGGCGCGGCGCAGCTCGACGCTCAGATCATTCAGAAGATGGTCGACGCCAACATCCCGGGTGCCGAGGTGTGGCAGGCGATCCAGAAGCTGTCGACCAGCCTGTCGCGGTGGTACGAGGGCTGGACCGACCGGGCCGGGAAGGACGGGCGACTGCGGCCGTCGTTCCGGCAGAATGGCACAGCCTCCGGCCGGTTCTCGATGGAGAACATCCAGCTCCAGGCGATCCCGAACGACTACAAGCTCAAGAGCAGCAAGGACCTGGCCAAGCTCCGGACACCTCGAACGCTGATCGGGGACGGCGTGCCGGAGGGCTGGAAGCTCTGGGAGCTGGACCTGATGCAGGCCGAGCTTCGAGTGGCGGCGATGTTCGCGGACTGCAAGCGGATGCTGGAGCTGATCGACCAGGGCGCGGACCTGCACGCGGACGCGGCGATCAACCTGTTCACCAACATGGACATGAACCCGAACCACCCGGCCTGGGGCGAGTACCGACAGGTCGCCAAGCGCGGCAACTTCTCGCTGATCTTCGGCATCGGGCCGACCAAGCTCAAGGCGGACATCGAGACTCAGACCGGGATCATCCTGCCGGAGCACGAGGTCAAGTCGATCCACCAGGACTGGAACGCGCTCTACCCTGAATACCGGCAGGCGATCCTCCAGGCCCAGAACACCATCGAGCGCCGGATGAGCCTGGACCCCCACGGGCGCGGATTCATCACCCTACTGAACGGCGAGCGCCGATGGTTCCAGCCCTCGGAGAAGGACTCACTATACACCAAGGGGTTCAACCAGCGAGTCCAGGCGAACCTGGCCCAGTATGGGATCGACTGGTGGCTGACGGTGGAGGAAGCGATCCGGGACGAACTCGGGGACGAGGTGCCGGGCATCGGTGGCGTCGGGATGGTCCTGATGGTCCACGACTCCATGGCGCTGCTCCTGCCGGACGACGCGAGGGGCGTGGAGCTGGTGCAGCTCGCGGTGGACACCGGGATCGACATCTGGCGGAAGCGGTTCCCCGGCGTGCCCGGTGGGATCGACGTGTCCGGCTGGTCTGACCACGCATAGTGGGTGCGGGCCGGGACGACACGCCGTCTGACCGGCCCGCTTTGACTCCCTGGCACGGCCTGTGCTAGGGTAGCTACGTGACAATGAGTCACACAATCAAGGAGAGATAGAATGCCACAGAAGATCGATGTCGTCGTCGGAGCGCAGTACGGCTCCGAGGCGAAGGGCCACGTGACGGCGCAGCTCGTCAAGTCCGGACTGCGGGCCGCGAAGAAGGCCAACGAGGTGATCGGGATCGAGCCGACCATCATCAACATCCGAGTTGCCGG